GCCATCGTTGGCCACAGTGCCAACGTTGATGATCTGTTGTGTCATAGGTAATCCGTTCCTCTGGAGTATTTACCAAAAGAACAGGATTACGCTTTAGCCAATTCGAGTGTAGGTGAGGTAGGATCCAGACGGAACTACCACGTTTGCAGCACTGGTTTGTGCTTGTACCGCCACGTTTGCATTGCCTGCACTGTAGATTATGCCGGTGATTCTCACAGTTCTGGCTGTGGTTCCTGTCATGACCTGTGTGGTTCCTGTGCTGGCCGAAGTAGTAGATGTTGCCATTACAAAACCAGCAGTTGGAGTGGTTTGCGTTTCTAATGTGTAACTACACGTTCCTGCGTCAAAATAAGTGCTGAATGCTGTGGTTGTTCCTGCTGAGGGCACCACTGGCATATAGGCTTCAAATTTGTAGCTGGATCCTGCCAGAGCAAAGAACCCCAGAGATCCAACGTTGGCCATTGACGCAGAACTTATGTTGGCTGATACACTTTGCCACACAACGTTTTCTACCCCAATGCCTGTGCCAAACATGTTGCCAGTGACATTGGCATTGCCCAGCCTGGCTGTGGCTGCCAGTACTGAGCCTGTGGCACTGAGGTTACCTTGAGTTTCTAGTCCGCCACCGGCGTAGACATTTCCCGTGGCTGAAATAAATGAATCACTGTTGATATTTCCCCCACGAATATTACCCGTGGCCGAGATACCGCTGGCACTGCCGCTGATCACTCCTACGCTGATAATATTGCCGCCAGTGACATTGCCAGTGATTGTGGCATAGCCTGTGGCTACCACATTGGCTCCAGACACCAAGTTGCCAGTGGCTGTAACTCTGCCTGCTGTGATTATGTTTCCGCCAGTGATGTTGCCAATTACTTCTTCTGTGCCCGAAATGTAACTGTTCCCAGTCACCGCAAAAGTATGTAACGGAGCCACGTTGGCTATACCCACGTTGCCAGTGGCACCCAAAACTGCAATTCTAGTGGTTGCATTGGTTTGTAGCAAGATGTTGGCATTACCGTTGGCATCACTGTAAACTGCTCGTAGTGCGGCAGTTGTTCTTGCGCCAAGACCTGTGGCGTCAGCAGTGACCCATTCCACAGAACCAATGTTTGCACCCAGTGTTGTGACTGCGGTGTTGGCATCTGTAAATCTAATCACTTGAGCAGTTGTTGCCCCAGATGTATATGAAAGAACAATATTACCGGTTGTAACGTTTATATTACCTCCAGTGACATTGCCAGTGGCACTTACTAGGCCAGCTGTGAGCACGTTACCACCAATAATATTACCAGTTACGCTGTAAGCGCCGGTTAGGTTGAGCCCAGTCTGAGTGAATACTGCCACGTTGCTAACACCACCTACAGTGATGTTGGCGTTTCCACTTGATGTTTGAATTTCAATAGACGTTGTGCCGTTGAACAACTTGTCACCTGAAATGTTACCGGTCAAGCTAGCATTGCCCGAAACGCTCAGGTCGCCAGTGATAACAACGTTGGCTACGCCTGTGGTATTTTGAAATGTCACGGTGTTGGCCGCACCAATACTTTCAATAATGAGATTGCCAGCAACACGCTTGTAGATAGCCATTTAGAGTTCCTTTGTGTTATTTATACGGTTTTGAAAGTCTGCGATAGGCATGTGTGCCATATTGGCTATGGACCGAAGATCTGACAGATCTGCTGTGGTGTCACCAACCACACGAAAAAAACTTGCTTTGGGAAAATCCTTGGCTATTTGCTTGATTTGTCGCACCCAGTTGCCTGTAAATGTAGGATTAGCCGAACTCTTTTTGTAAAATTCTGTATCAGCATAGATGTTGTTGAATCTGCCTGTGCGATTTGGTCCCATATCAAATCCTATCAAATAGATTGCTCTTGCGCCATCCAGTGCTGCTTGCCCCACTGCTGCAGGTCCGGAACTGTAGCCAAAATATGGTTGACTTATACGCATTGATCCAGAATCTGGCAGGGGCTTACGAGTATAGTGAGTATGGGTTCGGCCGTAGCCTTCGTGCTGAATACGTTCGCTTATGGGCAAATCTGTACTGATCAGTACATCAGGTTCGAACTCTCGATAAATGGCATTACAGCCGTACACACGCCCAAGCGTTTTTAGCAAGTGCAAATCAATTTGTTGACGGCTTATACCGTTACCTAACACAAAAGCTGGGCCCATAAAAAATCCTCCCAGTATGTAGCTGGGAGGACGTGGTCACTTGATAAATTAAGAAGTAACGTTCTGTACCAACGCCACGTTGATAGTGGTTTGTGCAGTACCTGACTTGATAACTGAGCCTTCGTCTGTGAAGAAGTTGGCCACTTGACGTGTGTCAGCAACAACAGATGTGGCTGCGTAGTCAGATCCACCTTCCCAGCCCAACAGGAATTTGTTAGTCAACTTGGAAATAAACACTTCAGATGACGTGTCATCAATGTAGCTGATGCTCATCAATCCTACTGTTGGTGTTGCAGAATCTGCCAAAACACAAACGCCTACTGAATTGGCAGTACCTGAACCTGCTCCACCTACTGATCTGGCAGTGAACACAGTGCCCACACCAAAGTTACTTGGAGCTCCTGCTGCTGTCCAATCAGTAGTGCCCACAGACACAATTTGATAGGCTTGGCCTACCAAAAACGAGCCGTCATTGACACCAGTAACATCGCCCACTAGATACTTGTGACTGCCTTTTTGGCGGATGATATAACCCTGGGCCACACCAAGACCTGTGCCCGAAGGGTTAGAAATGTTCACAGTGACATCAACACGTGGATTGGTCGCTGAAGGGGTATCAGTTGGACCTGCGCCGCCAACAACACCAAGATATTGAGTGCCGTTTAGAGTTTGAACTGGGCTGTTGAAAACCGGGTTTGTTAAACTATTGAAGTCGGGATAGCCAAGGTCAACTGAGACAGCTGCGCCGCCGTTGCCCGAACCAGTGCTTGATTTTTGAATTTTGAGAGGACGTCCCATTTTTATTTCTCCTTAAAGAAGTCCGATGCGAGTTCTAGTCGCTACGCGGCGGGTTAAACCGCATAAAACACCTTATTGTGTTGACAAGTATTTAGCGAAAATGTAAAATAGCATAGCCTAGAAGCGTAAATATCCCTATGAACACTAACGAACTTATCGAAGCTGGCAACCAGCACAGAGCCGACGGAAACCCCGAACAGGCATTACAATGCTATGCTATGGCATTTGTACAAGATCCTGATTCGGCGGCGGCATTCAACAACTATGGCAATGTCATGCGTGAGTGCGGTCACCCAAAACGAGCTATACTGTTTCTTCAAAATGCCACACTGTTAGAACCAAACAATGTGACTGCACAATTTAATTTGGCCGTGAGCTATTTGTTGAGTGGTGACTATCAGCGTGGCTGGCCAGCTTACGAATCTCGTTGGAACTACGAACACCTTGCTGGCACCGAACCCAAGTACAGCCAACCTCGCTGGCGTGGCGAAGATCTCAAAGGCAAGACTATTCTTGTTGTAGGCGAGCAAGGCCACGGTGATTGTATTCAGTTTGTGAGATTTGTTTACAATCTACACACGATGGGTGCCCGGGTCAAACTGCAAGTCACAGACGGATTGATTCCGTTGTTGAACACCAGTGACATTATAGAACAAGTTGCCGGCTATGGCGATGACATGGGAGACTTTGATTACTGGGTTCCTATCATGAGTATTCCTGGCATACTTGGTGTCACACTAGACAACTTGCCCAAGATTCAAAGTTATATGAACTCCAATCCTGTGTTGATGAAACAGTGGCAAGATCGCCTGGGACACAAATACAAAATGCGTGTGGGAATTTCCTGGAGTGGTCGTAGAGATGCCTGGCTCAATCAACACAAAGGTGTACCGTTTGATCAAGTGCTGTCAATGATCCAGAGTCATCCTGAATATGAGTGGGTTAGCTTACAAGTAGATGCCACTCCTGACGAAGAACGGGCCCTGGCTGACGCTGGGCTTAGACTCTGGCCAGGATCAATCAGCAGTTTTGCCGATACCGCGGCCTTGATGATGCACCTAGATGTTATTGTCAGTGTGGATACTGCTATCACTCACTTGGCAGGCGCACTGGGTCGCCCTGTATGGGTCATGCTCAATGCTTTTGCCACAGACTGGCGCTGGTTGTTAGACAGAGATTCTAGCCCATGGTATTCTAGTGCTAGATTGTTTAGACAACCCACAAAGGGAGATTGGGCCAGTGTTACTAAAAAAATTACCCAGCATCTGGCCTGGTTTAAGATTTAAAAAGTAATTTCAAATGAGCTAGCCAAGGCACATTGGTTATGTGCATGCCGTTGGTGGTTATTCTGGTTGGCGGCAATAGCTTTGTGATTTCTGGTTGCTGAGTCCAATGCACTCCTGGGCGATGATGATGTTCTTGATGATATCCAGCATTGAAACATAACACATTGTACCACTGGTTGTAAATTCCCACTGAGTCTTGTGTGGTGTCGCCTCGATAGTGATACGCACCATAATGTTCTCCATAATGCCAACTGTAATTTACAAAATGTGCTAGACTATAAATTACAAACAACAGCCATAGTCCGTAAGTAAAATTAATCAGCAAAACAGCCAAGAAAAAACTAAGAATAGCAAACTGTTCCCTGCGCCACAATACAAAATTC